ATGTATCACAGTTATTTCAAACTGTTTCTTTTTCTTTTTGAGTTTGTTTCTTCGTAATCTTTGAGTGGCGTATTTGTTTCTAATCATAAAAAAATCTCCATGCTTCTTCGTCTGTTATGGGTAGTTTTTCATAAGGTACCGTATCTTTCGGTAAAGGCAAATCATCATCAGTCATAATGTAAAAACCCTCCTTTCAGAGGGTTTGAAGTAATTTATACTAGTCTTGTAGCGGAAGATTGTGGAGCTTCCTTTTGCATAAAATTATCAGTCCAATTAAATGCTTCTTTTACTAAATTAGCAGTAAATCCTTTGTACTCGTTGTTCACTCGTTTGTTTACAACAGTTACTAAGAATGCCGCTTCTTCGGCACAAAGACCTTCAAGCATTTGTATAAAGATAATTTCTCTTTTTGTGCTTGATAGTGTGTTATCGCCACCTTTTGTAAATAGATACAGTCGTTTTGCTTCTTGTTGAAGTAAAGTGTGGTCTGTTCCTACTGGAGCATCATTCGCCGTATATGGTACATCACCTTGTGGTAATAACCATTCTATATTTGGGTCAAATGCGCCCTTTAAGACTTGCCTAAGTGCTACAGAATCGTGTTCTTTTAGTACTTTTAACTTTTTAGGTTTGTCTTTAGCGTTGTTTATTTTTGTAGCAATCTCACTAAACAAAGGTGGTACTGCTCTACCTGATTCAGATAGTGCGGCCATACCTCGTCTAGTTGTTAATGCTGGGTGGGATTGTTGAGGCTCGTCTACGAGAGAGCCATCGGGGTTTCTTCTTATTATTGCCATGTTATTCTCCTTAACAGTTCTTTTGAAGTCTAAAATTCGTCAATGACTTCAATTAAAGTTTTAAGTTTTCTTGTAATAAAGTAGTTCAGTATTTTACTTCTGTGTGCTACTTTAACCTCGTTAAATTCATCATATATTTTCGCCTCAAGTTCTGGCGGTATTAGACTTAAATCAATTAGTTTTTGATTTCTGTCATAATTCTTTTGTTCTTCTTCGGTCATAGTCATAACCATTTCGTTTAACCATGCCTCAATCTTCTTTTTAGTTAAAGGTCTTTGTCGTCTACCTTCAATGAAAACATTATCATCTGACAATACATTTGGGATGCCATCACTTCGGTCACCTTTTAGTATATGCTCTTTAATATATATACTCGGGTTTTCATCTTTTCCTATGAACTTACTCAACACAGGACTGTACTGTTGTACATTCTTATTGTGTAACTGTATGAAGTCTTTGTCACCAGATAGGATTAGTATCTTCTGGTCGTGATGTTTCTTGACTAACACACCGATAATATCGTCTGCTTCAGCTGTATCAAGTTCAACATATCTGTATGGCATGTGTTCTTTGAGTTCTCGTCTAATGTTCATTAGAATCTCAAATATCTTATCCCAATCATGGTCAGATTTCGCTCTTGTTTCTTTGCGATTTGCCTTGTAGTTCGGAAATATCTGTTTACGCCAGACATTACCACTATCACAAGCAAGAACCATTTCACCATACTTATCACGAAACTTTCTGTTATGCCCACGAAGTGAGTTGAGAACCATGTGTCTGACTAAATCTTCACTTAGTTCTGGTGCATTTCTACCATTGATTTGAACCATCAAGTTAGAAATCATTATTTGACTTAAATCTACTATTATCATAATCTATTCACCAAAACCATCAATTGCTCTTCTTCGTTGAAGAACTTCTTTAGGAAGTTTCTTTGCGTATTTTCTTGGAACTAATTGAATAATTTCTAGTTCTTCTTCGACTTCTTCTTCAAAGTAAGTGCCAAACGCAAGTTCGTCTTTGTTCTCGTATGAGTATTCAACGCCGTTAATGTCTTTTTCTACTATCATATTTCTCACCTCTTTTCATCATAATATAGGTATATTATACACTGGTTTTAGAGGCTTGTCAAGCCTTTTTTGAAATTATTTTCTTCTTCCAAACAATCCAAACACAGAACCTTTTCTTTGTCCTGCCATTTTTTTCAATAAGAGTTCATCTCTAACCCAGTCTTTTGCCTTTTGTTTAGTGTATGGCTTTCTTTGAAGGGATACGATTTTCTTGTAAACATTTGAGTTAATAACATCCACATCTTTATCATTATCGACTTCAACATAGTTTCTGCCAAATATGTTCATTAACTGCCTTCTATTTTTTTGCACCTGTGTATGATTTGCAATAACAATCGCTTCTGGAACAGGGCGGCCTCTGTCAGGATTCTGATTTCTTCTAAGTGCGGTTTCTAACTCTGTATTAACAAACACCATATAGGTTTCGTAACCAATTCGGTCTAAATCAAATTTTTCATCTTCTATTCTTGGAACATCTCTTGCAGTACTATCTAATATAAGTCCTAAACGCTCATCAATTGCATATTTTAGTTGTGTTTTTGTGCCACTTTTAGCCCTTGCTCTGAGTTTATCCTTTAGTCTTGTTTCATCATCAGTAAACCTGTCCATTCTCTCTAAATCTAAACCCACCTCTTTAGCATATCTCTTAAATCCAGCATCAGAGTTGATTACTTTCATACCTGTGCCACCTAATGTTCTTTTGGCAACCCACGATTTACCTGAACCAGGACCACCTGCTAAGAAGAATGCTTTGAATATGTGTTTGTCGTAAACACCCTCTGTTAAAAAATCTTTAAAGTCTTTCACTTATGCCTCCACATGAAAAGAAATGCCACATCCACATGATGCCGTAGCCTTTGGATTAATATATGTGAACTCACTTCCCATCAAGTCTGCTTTGTATCCTATTTCAATACCTGATAAGTATGGTTCGTTTGATTTATCTACTAATAGAACACCATCAATCTCGCTATCATCATCAGTCTTAGAAGTGGTAAAGTCCCACTCATATACAAGACCTGCACATTTGCCTGCTTTTACTTGTAGACGAGCCCAAGGACTGTCATATTCTTTTAACAGAGAATTAATGTGTGAAAATGCTTTGTTTGAAAGTGTTAGATTCATCTAACTATTTATATCATTTGCCAACTGCAGCTACTGTAACCCAACCCATTAATTTATCTTCAAACTCGCCATAGTACATACTTGACCAGTCGCCTGTTTGAATATAGTTTTTGATAGAACGAATATAAGACTGAGCGCCAATTCTAGTTCTCATTGCCTTATCTTTGTCCTTTTGTGATATGTCGCCGTTTCTTGAGCGTTCTGTCAATCGTGCAGTTTTTACAATACCTTCTTGTGTTTTTATCCAATTCTTAACATTTACATAAGATAGTGTGTTACTTTCTGGTAATGATTTTACCGTGTGATGTACATTTGTTAGTTTTGGTGGCTTTCGCATTGCACGAAGTTTTGCCATTCTTTGTCTAACTGCTTCTTTTTTTAAATCTTCTTCCATCATATAATTATTCCTCAAGTTTTATAAAAGTTCACCTTTGTAGTTAATCATGCCTTTGTCTACAAAGTGTTCTCGGAGTTCATTAAAACCTCCTATGTGATTCTCATCAATCACAATCTGTGGTATTGTTCGTACCGTTTTTCCTAATTCTTTAAAGAGTTCCTCTAAAGAAATATCTTTAGTAACTACCTTTTCTGTATATTCGATTTTAAGTTGCGTTAATAACGCCTTTGCTTTATCGCAAAATTGACAGGCAGGTTTACTATAAACTATAACTTGCATTTTCTTTCCTTACTTTATAAAATCAACTTTATATTCTCTACCGTTAGCTCTGAATGACAAAGTTGAATGACTGTAAACTTTACTTACAGATTCTTCATATCTTGTTTGAACATCACAGACAGTAACAGTTCTAGTGCCTGGGTTATTCGCAAGTTCTTCATCATGCGCTAGCGAAGCACCCATAAGAGCGCCGAATAGAGTCATTGCATCTTTTCCATCACCATTGCCAAACTGATTACCTATGGCACCACCAAATAATGCACCAACTAATTCATTAGTCGCACTTCCGTCGCCAGCAGGTTGTAGTCTATCTTGACAGACCTCAACTCTATATGGTGTCTGTTGAATTACATTTTTGTAGTGGTCGAATATGACAGCCGTATCTGCTGAATATGGATTTGATGCCATTGTCGCAGTAGATACTGCTATTGTGAATAGTGCTATTAATTTCTTCATTCTATCTCCTGTATAGGGTCAAATTGTACACGATTATCTATAGGTGTGACCAGCATATACATGCATAGTACTAATAGAGAGATTGCTACAATCTTTGACATTGTTTTTTAAGTAGTTTTTACTATATTATACACTGGATTAGGAGTAATGTCAAGCATTATTCTGTATTTTTTGCGTAAAAGATAAACTCTGGCGTGAATTATAACGGCATTCTGAACCACATGTCATCATCATCATCGCTGTCTTGAGATGAGGCAGCATTGATTCGTAAGAATGTGAGTAGTTTTGTATAGAATGATTTTATTTTTGTCATTTTCACGCCTGAGTTAAATGAAGCTTGAGATATCAAATCAAATTTCGGATTAGATACGCACTTTTGGTGTTGTATCTGCTTATATTTAGAAGAAATAAAAATTTGACTCTATTCTTCAGTATATTTACAGATAAAATACGCATCCGCTATGTCTGAAATTGGTGATTTTGATGTTGTATCAAATACTTTCCCAAGATTTGTGTGTGTTTCTTCCTCAAATGCGTGAAGCATCAAATCTTTATTTGCGTTACCTTTGCCTGTCGCATGCTTCTTTATAACTGATGGTGGTAGTAGAGTATAATCCCAACCACACTCTATTTTGAGTTTATATTTGAGTAGGCCTAGATTCTCTGCGATATGAAATACTCTTCCTGTAGAACCATATGAGTAATCTTCTATCTGAATTGTAGGTTTTATACGATTCATGCCTGTCGCTGCATCACCATACGATTTGATTATGTTGATAGCCCAGTCAGCGA